ACAAGTGTAGTAGATAGGGATGTTGCAAAAGCGATGTCATACGCGTTGCAAAAATTTATTAGAAAACAAAATAAAAAAATTATTCTTGCATCGTGTCATTTTGATATTATGGAATGGTTGATGCCTGATTGGACATATTCGCCATTGAAGGGGCGTGTCGAAAGACACGACTATCTTCGGCAATCAAGACCAAAAATTGAATTTCAGATATTTCGATGTAGATATGAAACTTGGCGTATATTCAAACAACATCATTATTTGACACAAGATTTAAGCAAATCAGCAAAATGTTTTTGCGTGACTTGGAATGATAAGCCAACTGCGTTTATTGCAATTTTGCCATTACCAAGTGGAACATTGCAAAATGCATTTCGTGTTAGTAGATTAGTTGTATTACCAGATTATCAAGGATTAGGATTTGGAATAAAATTATTGAATTATGTTGGTTCACTATATAAAACGATAGGCAAAAAATTGTATATAAAAACATCAAATCCATCGTTATTTATGGGAATGTCGAGGAACAAAGAAAATTGGTTTTTGTGTGATGAACGAAATGATTTAGAAAAAATTAAATTGGAAAATGAAAAATTAGGCCAACAAAGAAAATTAGCGATTACTAAATCATATAGATACATTGGCGAATCATCGATATGTGATACATCAATTGTCACTTTTTCAAGTGATGCGTATAAAGATTATTCGCAAAGACAAATTTCATTATTTTAATATGACAAATTACATAAAGGCGGATGGCTTTGATGAAGCCATTATCGGTATTGACATGGTGCAAGAACGCATGATTTACTGCAAACAAAAAATGGTTGACATACTGGTCAATGACGGGATGGAATGGGATGACGCGGTGGAATATCTGGAACACAACACATGGTGTGCGTATATTGGGGAACACACTCCAATTTACATGGATCAAATCAACATAGAACAATTAACAGAAATGACAAATGGAAATTAAAGATTATCGTTACTCAAACGAATTAAGAACAAAGGCAAAGGCATTGCCAATGTATGAGGAATTCATCAAACTGGTTGATGATGACAAAAAGGTACAAAAGTACAACACCATCCAAGATATGTTATTGGATGCGTTCAAATGGGATGCAAGCCCACAAGGTCAGGACTATTGGCAATCGGTGTATGATTCAATTGTAATTATTGACCATCCAAGATGCCCCAAATGTAACCGACTTGCAAAAGTGACATTCAGCAAATCCAAGGGAAATTATCGGTGCTTTTTATGTAAAATAAACTACAAATGACAAGCCATTATCAAGAGGTGCATAACCTCAAACAAGAAATCAGGCGGATGCGGTTGCAGATGATTGAACAGAAATCGGACTATGACAATTTGGTCCGTGCGTTGAAGCGCGAAATCGTCCAACCCAAAACCGACATCAATTTAGAGCCAACCCCATGGCGTGAAGTATTACGGGCAATCTGTGAGGTTTACGACCTAACACCCGACACAGTGATAACAAGGTCAAGAAAACGAAGGCCATTGTATGCCCGTCACATGTTTAACCATATTTGCAGAAAGCGTTTAGAAATGACCTTTGAAGAAATTGGGCTAATCTGTGGGCGGGATCACTCCACCATTATTTCATCAGTGCGTGAATTTGGAGATATTTTGCAGACGGACAAAGAAGTCCAAAGATACCATGCAAGGGTTCACACAATCCTTCACGAAAGATTCCCGTAAACATTCGGGAATTTCTTCGTTTTATTGATATATGATTGAAAACAAAAAGATAATTGTACCTACCGAACTGCGTGATGTAAAGTTGCATCAAATGATAACATACAACGGGTTAAAACCCGAAATGGATGATGTATCAAGGCAGTTGGAAGCGGTGGCAATCTTTTGTGACTTGACCATGTCGGAGGTTAAGAATATGCCATTTGACACACTGAAATACTGTGTGGAAAAAATCACAACCATGTTGGAATCTAAACCAACATTCACCCCCAGGTTCGAGTACAAAGGCATTGAATACGGATTCATCCCAAACTTTGACGAACTCACAACGGGTGAATTCATTGACATCGAAAATTACTGCAAAGAACCAAACGACCTTTGGAAAGTGTTGTCGGTTTTGTATCGCCCCATTACCAAAAAAGGACAGAATGGAAGGTATGAAATCATGGCCTACAATGCCGACCTAAACACGGCATTTAAGGAGATAGACGCAAACACTGCATTTGGTGCGATGCTTTTTTTTTGGAGTTTAGGAATCGACTTATTGAATTCTTTCCAGAAGTATTTGCGGATGGTGAGGAAGGGGGAAGTGGCGATGAAATACGCCTTACCAAAAAATGGGGATGGTTTGGAATGGTCTACCGACTTGCTAACCGAAATTTCCTCAACCTTGACAATGTGTATACAAAGCCCATTCAAACCGCTCTCATGTGGACGGCTTACGAAAGTGACATTGCGAAGATGGAACAAAAAGCAATTAGAAAAAAATGAACAATAATCACATAGGCACGGCATTTGAGTTGATGAAGGATATTGCAACCGAAGAAGGTTGGAATTATTCACATGGTACATTGACCGAACTTGATTTCAAGGCGTTTTTGGTATTCCCATTGATGCATTGTTCGATTCAATCCGTGGCATTGACAGACCAAGTGGCAACCATACAAATGAATGTAATGGTGGCGGATCGTGTGAACTTCTTGAAAACGGAAAACGAACAAGAAAACTTGATAACCGAGTATTCGGAGTACGGATACACCGAGAATCAAAACTACGGACACATCCTTCAAGATTTGTATGTGAGATTTTCAAAGGGTTTGTGGCGTACGGAACAGAATTACTACAACCAAGTGCAATACATTCGCCCAATTACTTTTCAACCATTTGTGGAAACAATGGACACGGTATTGGGTGGTTATCAAATCACAGTTGGCATTGAACTGATTAACCCATGGGTGACTGATGGCGATTGCGTTTAAGAATAGCGAAGCCGTTGTTGCGGAGTATTCCAATAAATGGGCAGTTTCCGCCCGTATGATGTTGGAGGTAAAAAGACCACGCACATCCATCCGTGCCAAATGGAAAAAGGTTGGTGAAGGTTGGACGCCCATTTCCGTTACCAAAAAGACATTCCGTGGAAACTATGTGGCAAGTGGGCAATTGGTGAACTCTATTCAACCCAATCCAAACGGAATGACATTGGGCATCACCATGAACAAAACGGGTGATTATGTGCAAAATGGTAGAAAGCCAGGTAAAGGCATACCACTTGAATCAATGCGTAATTGGACAAAGATGAAACGCATCCAACCCCGTGATTTGTCAACTGGTAAATTTAAATCCAAGGCAACTGCGGAGGGTATGCGGTTTGCAATGAATAGAAAGATAAAACACTTTGGTATTGAGCCGTTCCCGTTTGTTACAATGGCACGAACCGAGATACTACCATCATTCAACAAGGCGTTGACAAAAGCAATGGCACAAGATATTAAAAACAGATTTAAGCGATGATTTTTAACCAACAACCCGAATCAATAGTGGGATGTAATTCCCCAATCATGTATCAATTTTACGATGCACTTTATACATCAGACAAATTTTATTATCAATGTGATGTGTATGTGTGGAGTGGCACGGCAACAATTCCCGCATCGCCTAATTGGACCATCAACAGAAAACCCGACCAATACGGCAGTGGGCGTGGATGGATTGACATTCACAAATTGGTTCAACAAGAAGTGACCCGTGATTTTTTAATCAATGGGACTTACAAACCAAACATCGGAAGCGGTGCAAAGCGATTTGCCATAAAGGTACGGGGTGCATACTATGTTGGGACGACACTAACATTCACAAGTTATGTAACAAGCAATGTCGGTTTGGCATCTGCGGGGTATGCTTATACTGCGGAAGGATTCAACCAAGGTTATCCAACCAAATATGTATTCACGGACAAATCAAAGGTTACATTGACCACGGCAACACCAAGTGCGTATCTGTGGTATGATGCAAGTGTCATTACATCAATCGTGTGTGGAAGCGCAACCATTACCCCAAACACTGTGACTGGTTCGGACCAACTCATCCAAGGCATTGAATTAAAGCAACTAATCACTGCGGGTGGAACATGGGGTGCAGACATCAACATCACTTTTGTAAAGGCGGGTGATGACATTGTCATTCCCGTGGATTTTGTGTGCGAGAATAAGTACGGACAACAAGATGTTTTGTTCCTGAACAAATACGGGGTTTATGATTCGTTCCTTTTCAATGGTGTTTACAAATCGACTTTTGCAGTAACCAAAGAAAAATACGAACAACCCATATTCAAACAGACGGACATGGCCGAAGCATGGACATACGGAGTGGGAATTACAACGCCCTATTTGACCAATTCAGTTGAAACCATGACAGTGAACACGGATTGGATAAGTGAAAACGATGTTGAGGTGGTTGAACAAATGTTTTATTCCACAAACATTCTTATGTTGGATGGTAGCGAAGTATTATCCGCACGGGTGATGGACACCGCGTTTGAACGCAAAACAAGGGTGAACGAAAAGTTGATTTTGTACACGATCCAATTGGAGTACAACCAACCGAAGATTAATAAAATGGTACGATGATAAGGTTCAGTTTACAAATTGACGGCACACCCGTTGACCTATTCAACGATGAATCCATTCCGCTTACAAGGCAGTTGAAGGACTTGATGAACCTTTCCACAGTGTGGACGGATTACACCAAGGATTTTCAAATCCCCGCATCAGAAACAAACAACGCCATATTTGAAAACTGGTTTGATGAAAACATGGTGATGGGTGCATGGAATCCTAATTTGGGAAAGGATGGCACAATCTTCATCCATGGTTTGCCCGTGTTTGAAGGTAGGGTTGAGTTGATTGGGTGCAAGTTCAAAGACGGATTGCCACAACTTTATAACATCATTTTTTATGGTACTACCAAAAAGATTTTGGACAAATGGGGTGAAACCTTGATGAATGAAGTGGATTGGAGTGCATATGACCACACGGCCAATTATGCCAACATCCTTTCTTCATGGGATCAAGCATTGGTCAGTGGTAACATATTGTGGCCGATTGCAGATTACAACCAAGGTTGGAGATATTCTAAACTCACTGGGGTGAATGGTAACATCTACCAAAGCCGTGGTGTTGAAGTGGATGATTTACGCCCCGCGATTCGATTGCGTTCAATGCTTGTAACTGCATTTGCTGAAATTGATTTGACATTAAGTGGTTCGTTTTTGACACGCCCCGAGATGGATGATTTGTATGTGTTGCCGATGCAAACTGCGGGTCCTTTATACGACCCCGAATATACATTGCCAGGAACATCACACGCCTTTAATTCACCACAATCATTTACTGCAACATCGGGAGTATTGACATACACCCAATTGATATTCCCATCCATTGTTTCAAACCCATCGGGCAACTACAACCCCGCAACGGGAGATTACACAGTGAATCGTGGTGGGTTTTACCAATTCTCAATTGACACATTAAGCGTAACCGCCCCAGGTGTGCCGTTGCAAAGTTTAGAAATTGCCTTTTTTGTGAATGGTCGGAAGTTATTTGCACCCGCAGCGGGTACATTTACGGCCACAAGTGGTCCGCGTGGATTCAGTTTCAACCAACAATTGAATGGTGGGGATGTTGTTTCTGTGCGTTATCGTGCCACGGGTAACTGGTCAACCATCTCAATCACATTCAAGTGTTTCAAAGCCCCACAAGGCATTAACGGAAACACGATACACATGGATGATGCAATGCCACAAAAGCCCATCAAGGACTTTGTGAATGGTATTTTGCAAGGTTTTAACTGCATATTGGTACCCGTGAGTGAAACCGAAATTGAAATTCACAATTTGCAAGATTGGTTAGCGCTTGGAACAACGCGAAATTGGACAAAGTATGTGGATGTGAAGGATATTCAACACGATAAAATCCCAATCCCACGGACTATTTCATTCACGCATCAGGAATCATCTTGTTTGGCCAATGCTTATTACAAGCAAATCAACAAAAGGGAATATGGAAGCGTCAAAGTTGAACCCGAAATTGATTACCCAACGGATGAATTCAGCGTTGAAACCCCGTTTCATATTATCGCCCCACAAGCAATGAACCAAGTGAACGCCAACGGGCAGATTGTACGCAAAAGTGAATTGAATCTTCCCGTGTTTATGGATCAAGATTCCAAGCCCGTGCAACAAGATTACACATTGTTTTACTACGGAGGCAAACAATCGGTTTCGGATACATGGTTTTTCAACGGGATAACTCAATATGTGATGCCATTGATGACACCATATTCGGAGTATCCAACTTTATCCACAAGTTATTCAAACGCCTTTGGATTGGAATTGTCATTGCGTGGAGATGCGCCCACACAGACAATGTACGATATGTATTGGACAGAATACCTCACCCGAATGTATTCAACGCAATCAAGGGTGGTTAAAATGACTGCAATACTACCCGTGGGTGAATGGTTGAATCTTAAATTAAACGACACCATCGCCATTTCGTCAAATTACTACAAAGTGCAATCAATCCAATACGATATGTTAACGGAGGTTGCCAATTTAGAATTGGTGACTTATCCCGATGTTGAAATCATGAGGTTCACAACCACTGGTCAAAAGCCCGATTTCACCAACCCAACAGAAACGCCATTTGGTTTGACTTATTTGAAGGATTATTCGGTTGCCAAGGGCATCATGAATTCATACAAGTTCAACAACCAAGATTATTTGGACACCAACCAAGACATTGACTACAACCAAAACAATGTATTCAGTTTGGTTCAGCAAGTGAACAATGTACAATCCATTTTGCAGTTCAACCAAATCACGATGTACAGAAACACCCCCACATCAAGAACCACGGATTCAACGATTTGGGACCCGATTCCAATGGAAACGACACAAACAATTGGGTATGTGGATAACATCACATCAGATATGCCACTTTCAAAGTATGTGTGTACCGATGGAGGGCAATACAAGTTTACGGCCATGTGCGCATTTGGGCAAAGTGGGAATAAACAAATTGAGTTTGAAATACAAATCAATGGTGTTGCAACCACCGCTTATGGGTTGACCGATTCTAACCACCATAGCGTGAACTTAGAAACCATTTTGGATTTAGCCCCTACGGATGAAGTGACATTTGTTTGGAAAAATGTAACGGGTGGAAGCCATACAATCGTAATTCAAAAAGCAAACTTTTTAGTACTTAAAAAATGATAACACAGATAATTCAACTTTTACAATCACAAGAATGGTATGGGGTATCCGACACGGTGGAAATCGCCAAAGGGAAATACCAATACAACCAAACATTAAAGCAAGTTGCAAAACAATATAAAAGAGCATACAAGTCATGGCGGAAGAAATAAATTTTAAGGTAAATGCCGATACCGATAAAGCGGAAAAGAACATTGATAACTTATCCAAAAGTGTCAAGGGGCTACCTGGTATATTCGGCAAGGCAGCGAACGGGCTGAAAGGGTTTGGTAAAACCTTGGCATCCATAGGAAACGCAGTCAAAACGGGATTGGGTTTTGGTATTCTATTGGGGGTGTTGGATACCTTCAAAAGTGTATTGAGTGAAAACCAACAAGTGGTTGACTTGATGAACCAAGCCATGGTTGTTATGCAAGGCGTGGTGAATGGGGTAATTGAGGTATTGAAACCATTGTTTGTTTGGATGGGCAAAGCGTTCAAAGATCCGCAGAAATGGTGGGGTGATTTGGTGACATCATTCCAAAATGGTGCAAAGTGGATTAAAGAAAACATGATTGATGGGGTGTTCAATAAGTTTGTTCAATGGGCAAACACGGCAAAGATTGCCATATTGGAACTCCGAAAGAACTGGAACGAATTCACGGGCGACACCGAAGAAGCCAAAAAGATAAGCGATGAAATAGACGCACTCCAAAAACAGAACATCAAGTTGGCACAAGAAAATGCCAAGAAGATGGAAAACATCAAGGGTGTTGTGAATGATGTTGTTCAAGGGGTTACCAATGCGGTTACTACAATTAGGAAAGCAACCAAAAAGGCATTTGATAACAAAGACATATTGGCAGCGGCGGAAGCCAACATTCAGAGATTGCAAACCCTTTATCAAGGTATTGTTGAAAAGTACGATTTGATGGCTGAAAAGCAACGCCAAATTCGTGATGATGAAAACAAAACCATCGCAGATAGATTGATTGCCAACAAGGAATTGCAAAGGGTATTGGCCGAGGGTGAGCAAAAGGAAAAAGAAAACATCCAAGCCCGAATGGGCATTCTTCAAATGCAACAAAATTTGTTGGGTTACAACAAAGACCGAGCAAATGAAGTATTGGCATTGCAACAAGAATTAACGGGTGTTACTGCCAAGTATGCGGGGTTGATGTCGGAAACCTTGACCAACGAAGTATCATTGGGTAAAGAAGCATTGGACATTCAAAAGTCAATCAACGAATCCAAGTTATCACAAACAGAAATCACCAACGAAGCGTTGTTGGCCGAAAAACAAGCGGCGGTGGATCGTGCCGATTTAATCAAGAATGAGTTTGAAAAATTCAAAGCGGTTAAGGATGCGGAAAAGGCATTGCGTGAAGAAGAAATGCGTCAATTGGATGAATTGAACGCAAGACGACAAGCGGACTTTGACGCACAATTATCACAACTCACAAAGGGAACGGCAGCGTATCAAGATGTGTTGAACCAAAAGGCGGAAGCACAAACCCAATACGATGCGGACAGAAAAACCAAAGAAGTTGAATTTGCCACATGGTCTGCACAAAATGAAAAGGCATTGACCGAATTCAAAATCAGTCAACAAGAAGCATTGGCAAGTGCCGTGACGGGTGCATTACAATCCATTGCAAGTGCAGTTGGTGAAGAAACCGCAGCGGGTAAAACCTTGGCAATTGCAAGTGCCATCATTGATACCTACATGGGTGCAAACAAAGCATTGGCAGCGGGTGCGGGAACACCAATTGGATACATCAACATGGCAGCGATATTGGCAACGGGATTTGCGAATGTGCGCAGAATGGTAGCCACTCCCGTTCCAGGTGCAACGGACACATCATCATCCGCACCAAGCGGACCAAGTGTTTCAATCGTGGGTGGTTCAGCCGACCCATCGGCACAGATTGCAAGGTCATTGGCACAACAAAACCAAAAGCCAATCAAGGCGTATGCAGTTGCAACGGACATGAGTACACAACAAGCCCTTGACCGCAGAATCCAACAAAACGCAACATTCCCAGGATAAATCGTTATATAGAATATGAAAACATCATTTGAAAAATTCATGGCATCAAGTGCCGTTCAAGAAGTAGAATTAGGAGTTGTTGATTTTGACAAATACATCACCGATGTTAAAGGCAAACAACAAGAAGTTGATAACGCAATTAAGAAGTTTGAAACCATTAGTGCTGAAATCCAAAAGTTCAAATCCGAGTTTTTCCGTCATGTTGTTGATTTGCAAAACATCAAAGAACTTGCACAAAAGCAATTGAGCAAGGATGTTAAAGCCGCACAAGATTTAGGACTTGACGATAGTGCGTTCAAAAAGAAGTATTTTGAAATCACGAAGGCGGTTGATGACACCATCAAGAAGATTGACAACAACACACGAAACATTAAGTAATGCGTATCGTTGAACTTATATTGGATGAACAACAAATGGCAAGTGGCATTGATGCGATAAGCATCGTGGAAGCCCCCGCCATTGAATCCAATTTTGTTGCGTTGAAATCCCATGAAGTAAAGTTTGCCAAGGTAGATGCAGAAAAACGCATTTTGATGGGTCCGATATTGATTCCAGACAAACCCATATACCGCAAACAAATTGTGGATGGGGCAATGGATGAATTTTACATTTACTTTTCCAAGGACACCGTTCGTAAGGCATCACAGATGTTTTTGATGAAGGGTAATCAAGGCAACGCCACTATTGAACACGAATTGGCGGTTCAAGGTGTTTGCATGGTTGAAACTTGGATTAAGGAGGACATGGAAAAGGATAAATCGGCCATATACGGGATGAAGGATCCGATTGGTACATGGATGGGTTGTTTGAAAATAACCAACGATGATGTGTGGAACGATGCCAAGGATGGCAAGTTCAAAGGATTCAGCATTGAAGGTTATTTTGCGGACAAAATGAAGATGAGTAAACAACCATCATTACTTGATGAAGTGGTGGCACTTTTAACAGAATATAAAAAATCAAAATAATATGCAACTTAAAGGGTACAGAATTGAATTAATTGATGTTAAGGCAATTGAAAAATTACTTAAACAATCACTTGCAATGGGTGATTCAGTGAGTAAAGGCGTTCAGCGAATCGCTAGTGATATTCAGCCAATGGCAAGCCAAATCAAAACCGCGGTTAAAGATTTGGAAAAGATACAAAGCCAATCAAGAACCGCCATGGTTCAGGCAGAAAGAGCCAAGCAAAAAGGTCAAGCCGATTTAATGCGTAAAATTTACGATAAGGCAACCAATGGGATTGCTCAATATAGCAAGTTGGCAAAATCGTTGAACAGTTTTAGTAAAATACTGTAAAAATCTAACAATCTAAAAAAATAAAGTTTTATGAGTATGAACGCAGAAACAATCTTGGACCGCATCATGGTAAAATTGGGTATCAATGAACCCGTTTCCGTTGCGTTGGAACAAGTAAAAACCGAAGATGGCCAAGCCATTTTTGAAGCGGATGCCTTTGAAGTAGGTCAAGCAATTTTTATCGTAACCGAAGATGGAAAGATTCCCGCACCCGCTGGTGAATTCGCCATGGAAGATGGTAACATCGTTGAGGTTGATGAAAACGGTGTAATCGTTGAAATCGCAAAGAAAGAAGCCGAAGTTGAGGAAGAAGAAATCGTTGAGGAAGTTGAAGCCCAAAACGATATCATGAAAGACGAAATCAAGGAAGAAATGGGAATGAAACCAAAGAAAACCGTGAAATCTAAAACCGAAATGGAAGAATCTTATTTCAGCGCACAAATCAAAGAACTTGAAGCCAAGTTTGAAGCCCGTTTGTCAGCATTGGAAATGGAAAAAACTGCTTTGAGTGCCGTTAACGCTGAATTGGAAGAAAGATTGGCAACTGAACCCGCCCCACACACTCCATTCAACCCCGAAGCAACAACCACAAGCAAAATGAATTTTCACATTTCAAGTAAGCGTGAAAAGACAATTAAAGACAGAGTATTTGACCAACTTTTTAACTAAACCACTAAAATGAACAATAAATTAAACAAAATCAATTTGAGTGGCCCAACAGTATCTCCAAATACCTACGCGGGTTTATTTGGTAACAAATACATTGCGGCTGCGTTGTTGTCAGGCGAGACCTTGGCAAAAGAACTTATCACATTGCACCCCAATGTGGCTTTTAAAGAAGTTATCCGTAACTACCAAGATTCAATCACCATTGCCGATGCAACTTGTGATTTCACTGATTCTTCATCAGTAACTTTGGGTGAATATGTGTTGACTACCATCGAGAAGCAAGTAAACTTACAACTTTGTAAGAACCAATTGCGTACTACATGGGAAGCAGCACAAGCAGGTTTCAGTGCATTTGAAAAATTGCCTGCAACTTTTGAAGAATTCATGTTGGCACAAACCGCTGCCGAAGTAGCACAAGCAAACGAATTGGGTATCTGGAAATCAAATTTGTGGTATGATTCCGCATTGGTTCCTGGTCAAGATGGTATGGTTGGTTATTTGATTGACAATTCTGCAATCGTTCGTGCGTTCAGTGGTGCTACAACTGGATCAAATGTTGTTGCTCGTTTGCAAGAAGCATTGGATTACTCACCCGCTGCATTGTATGGCAAAGAAGGATACCAATACTATGTTGGTCCATCTACCATGAAAGCATACCAAGCCGCTTTGTCTGCTGGTAATTACAACTTCCAATTCTATGTTGGTGAAAAGCCAATGAACTTCCAAGGTATCCCCGTAACCATGTGTCCTGGTCTTAACGATTACGACTGTGTATTGGGTATGAAGTCAGATTTGCACTTCGGTACTGGTTTGTTGAGCGACTACAATGAAGTGAAGGTGATTGACATGAGTGACATTGATGGTTCACAGAATGTGCGTGTAATCATGCGTTTCACTGGTGGTATCATCGCTACCAACCCAACTCAACAAGTTGTAATCAATGTAACCTAATTTTATAGGAACAATATAAACACGGGGTGGGCGTAAACACCCGCCCCTTTTTTTTAACAACAAAATAGAAAAAATATGCCAACTTGTGGAACTTTATTAGGAAGATACGAACCATGTAAGCAATTTGTAGGCGGTATCAAAGGTGCGTTCTTCGTACCCTTTGAATTTGCAAACGCAATCACAACTGATGGAAGCGGTTTAGTAACTCAATTGAATAATGGTGCAACTCCACCCGTAAAATTGTCGGGTTACTTTTGGGAGTTGAAAGGTTTGTCTACCATTGAAACTGCGGTTATTGCATCACGCGATAACGGAACATCTGCATACGAAACCACCTTTACTTTGTCATTCAAACCAAGCGGAAAAACTCCCGTAACGGGCGATTCTGATATGGATCAATTGAAGGTTTTGACACAAGGTAGATGGCAAATCATCGTGTGGGATAGAAACGACCAATTTTGGTTGATTGGTGCAACTTTGGGTTGTGACGCCAATGGCGGAACATCTTCATGGGGTGTGCAAATGGGTGATGCTCGTTTGAATACTTTGACTTTCATGTCAAGCGAACCAAACCCTCCAATGGCAGTAGATGCCGACACTTATGCTGAATTAGGTAGTGTAATTACGATTGTCACTGCGGCTTAATTTGATTTCAGTTTTATAGTTTGACGACCCTCACCAAATCGGTGGGGGTTTTCTTTTGTAACAAAAAGTTAGAATTGCGTTTTATAGGTATGCACATCAATAACACATCCACATCAGTTACATTCACATCGTTCGTGGATTTTGAAGGTGTGTCAACGGCAACCATTGAGGTATGGCATAAACCCACAAAAACGATGGTTTCCACCACGACTGCGTGTGTGAAGTCATATTCCTTCATCACAATGAATTTACCCGCCCTAACGCCAATTAACGCAGTGGCAAAGAACACGGATGAATTATTGTTTCGTGTGTATAATGGGAATGTGTTGATTTGGGAGGTTTTGGGATATTGGATTACGGGAACAACAAACATTTACAACACTTGGAAGCAGTTCACAACGACTGCGCCTGGTACACCTAATTGGAAAACACTATGAGTTTAGAATTTATACAATTACAATCATACACCGCACCATCCATCATTGAACAAAAGAACAAAGATTGGGTGCAATATGGTGATGATAATAATTACTACCAATACTTGATTGACCTATACCATTCATCACCCACGAACAATGCGTGCATCAAAGGCACAGTTGACCAAATCTTTGGTAAAGGGTTGGAGGTTACAAGGGCATCAAGGGATTTGCCAGGTTACATTGAATTCAAAAAGTTGTTCAGTGCGGATGACCTTCGTGCCGTTGCAATGGATTTGAAAATGTTGGGGCAAGCATCGTTCCAATTGGTAAAGTCAAAGGACAGAAAAAAGTATGTCCAAGCAAAGCACTTTCCACAACAAACACTTCGCCCCGCCAAATGCAACGAAAAGGGTGAAATTGAAAAGTACTACTATTGCCCTGATTGGGCTAACATGAAGCGTAACCACACGCCAATTGAATTTAGGGCGTTCGGTTATGACCAAAGTGCAAACGAATGTATTTTAACCATCAAACCATATTCAACGGGTTCGTTTTACTTCGCACCCGTGGATTACCAAGGCGGTACGCAATATGCCAACTTGGAAGCGGAGATTTCCAATTTCCATATTAACAACATCATGAATGGCCTTGCGCCAAGTATGTTGATAAACTTCAATAACGGGCAACCACCCGCCGAGGTTAAGGACACTGTGGAAGCCCAAATCAAACAAAAGTTTGGCGGATCGTCAAACGCGGGAAGGTTTATTATCTCGTGGAATGATGGCAAGGAATCGGCTGCGGATATTACCCCCGTTCAATTGAGTGATGCCCACAACCAATATCAATTCCTTTCCCAAGAATCCATGCAGAAAATCATGGTGGCGCATCGTATCGTATCGCCATTACTTTTGGGTATTAAGGACAACACGGGTTTTGGTAGTAACGCAGACGAATTAAAATCAGCGTCAATCTTGTTTGACAATGTTGTTATCCGTCCTTTCCAAAGATTGATTATTGATGCAGTCACCAAGGTGTTGAACTTTAACGGCTACAATTTGAATCTTTATTTCAAGACCTTACAACCTTTGGAATTCACCGATTTGAGTGGGAATGTCATTGATGATGAAACGCGCGAAGAAGAAACGGGCGTATCCTTGGCAAGTCAAAAAAAAAAGATTGATTTAGCGGACATGACCATCCAAGACGAAAAATCTTGGATAGAACATTTGAAAGACAAGGGGGAAATAATTAACACCGATGAATGGGAACTTATTGATGTTCAAGAAGTTACAGACGCGGATGAAGAATTAAGATTTAACTTGGCGTATGACAACCCCAATAAAAAAAGTGATGACGATAAAGGGGTTTACAAAATCCGATACCGTTACGGTCCTGATTTCATTTCCAACAATTCAAGGGAGTTTTGCTCTACAATGGTTCAAGAAGCCAAAAGCGGAGTGATATTTCGTAGGGAAGATATTATCCAAATGGGTGATGCGGGTGTGAACGGACAATTCGCCCCAAGCGGTCAAAGTTCGTATTCAATTTGGAAGTACAAAGGCGGTGTAAATTGTCACCACAGATGGGAACGATTGACATTCAGACGCAAACAAGTCAAAGGGAAGTTTTTACCAAAACAACCAAATGAGGTTGGCGAAAGTAGGGATTTAGATAATTACAACGAAGTATCAAACAAAAGCGCAGACAATGCGGGTGTGCCATTCTCACCAAGTGGGTGGAATACCGCCAAGACACGCCCCATTGATATGCCAAACAAAGGATCATTAAAGAATAAATAAGATGTACGCAAACGATGACATATTACTGGTTGACAAAGAACTAATCTTCAAATACACTCAATTGGGTGGTAATGTGGATGTGGACAAAATTTATCCCTTTGTTAAAATCAGTCAAGACATACAAGTTCAAGAACTTTTGGGAACGAAGTTGTATCGGTACATTTTAACCCAGGTTGAAAACGGGACATTGACGGGCAACTACCAAACTTTGGTTTCGCACTATGTTCAACCCATGTTGATTCATTACGCCATGGCTGATTTGTTGTTGTTTCATGGCTATGAGGTAAGCAATGCGGGTATTTTGAGGAATTCACCCGAAAACACAACCTTGCCAGATAAAAGTGAAATTGATACATTGGTTCAACGCCAAAGAAACATCGCGGAAACTTATCGTAGACGGGTTGTTGATTATTTGAGTTACTACCCACAATTATTTTCGCAGTACACCGAGGACCAACAAGCGGGAGAATACCCAAATACAAATCCGTCAAACTATGTTTCATGGAATCTGTAAAGAAAACATACAAACCAAAGGATGAAAAGGTCAAGAAATTGACCACCTACATGACGCAGTTAAAAACCACCAATAAGGTGAAGTGCGATTTGTTTGTCAAAGGTGGTAAATTATTAACACTTATCATGTTGTTGACGGGGTGTTCGGCGCAGTGGCATTTAGAAAAAGCCATCAAAAAGAACCCCGCCATGGCACAAATAAGTGTGTATGGCATTGATACCGTGTTTGTGCGTGATTCTGTGACCATTACAGACACTTTTACAACAAAAACGATTGATACCCTCACAATTGAAAAGGATGGCGTTAAAACGATTGTATATCGAAATCACGATGTGATAAGAGTTAAGACAATTGTTAAGGCAGACACCATCCGTTACACCAAGACCATTCAGTTACCACCACAGATTCAGTATAAAGAAAGAATCAGTGTACCCCAAAAAATTGGTGTGGCGATTGGATCGGTGTTATTTTTACTTTTACTTTTTGCATTGATAAGAAAATGAGCAATTGGAACAACCCTAATAACAACACACAGAATGGGTGGAAAACCCCATCAAGGTCATCCCCGCAAGGTGGTGGAACACGGGCGTGTTTGTGCAAGGACAAAAACACATACTCCAAAAAGTGTTGTGATGGCACTTTGTGGGCGCAAGGCATTGGGCAAATAACACGAAACCCTCAATTTACAAATGTCAAATGGGAAGATGTAAAAATGCAATGGGTTGATTTAACAGAAGAAACTTGGAATAATTTATAAAACATGGGAAATACATTAACGGGATTAACACCCGCAACGACTTATGATGCCTTAATTAAAGTGGGCGATAATAGCCCAGTAGATGGCACATTAAAACAATTATCTGATGGATTGGGAAATGATATTCCAATTTCAGTATCAACATCAAGTATAAATTTAACAGGCACGGCAACCGTTGGTGGTGTGGCGATTGCTAATACAACACAATTAGCCGCAAAACAAGATACATTGGTATCGGGAACGAATATCAAGACCATCAATGGAACAAGTGTTTTGGGGTCGGGTAACATTACAACCCCAAATGTATCGGGTGTTGCGGGTGCTATTCAGTTTAGCAATGGAAGTGCTTTTGCAAGTGATGCCACAAACTTTTTTTGGGATGATACCAATAAAAGGTTGGGTGTTGGTACGAATGCGCCGACTTCTTCGTTACACAACACGGGAGTTTCAAGGTTTCTTTCAGTCATTATTGGTCAAGCCGCACCTACTGCAATAAGTAGTACGGCGCAAGATGTTGCAATTAATCTCTCAAATGGTTCGGTTGGAATTGGAGGTTTCACAACTTTTACACCATCCGCCCGTGTTCACATAAAAGGCAGTGGCTCAACATCCGCCACTACATCGCTGTTGGTGCAGAATAGTGGGGCTACTACAACTTTCTCTGTTAACGATGCAGGGGAATTGTCTTTGCCGTCTACTGCACCCAAAATTACCCTTGGAGGAAATTTAACTATTGCAAATACAGTTTCGCCTACAAGGCAAATGGTTTACGATGTTAGTAATGGTAATTTAAGTATTTATTCTGGTGGTGTTGGACAAGGTTATTTTATTGGAAATAGACTGACAACTTCAACCTCAAGTACAACTTTCGTTACACCAAATGCTCTTAACGCTGAAGGATCTTCATCTATTACTGCTTATGATTCAAATGGCAATATGGCTTTAAATGCGGCAAACAACGGAAACAGGAGTATTGCACTAAAAGGATTAGGATCATCTGGTGCTGTATTAATTGGCAACATAACTACAGGAAACGGAACTTCTTATAGTGCAATTTTACGAGCCGACAGCACTACGCAAGGTTTCCTACCTCCCCGAATGACAACAACCCAAAAGAACGCCATCGCATCACCCGCCGCGGGATTGGTTGTTTATGATTCCACAACTAACAAACTATGTTGCTACAATGGTAGCACTTGGAACGATTTATTCTAATTTTGTAAATATATGAAAGCAATTCAAATCAATACAAGCGTAAACCTTACAAGCGGTTTATCAATCCCATCGGGTTCAGTAGTAGTAATCGCAGAAGGTTACGCAGATGTAAAAAGTCAAAAAGACGGAATCATCCCAGCCCAAATCGCAACCTTTGTTTTTGCAAGTGTTGGGGCATTGGCAGAAGGCAAAGCACCCATCCAAGGCATTGAAGATTTTAACACCACTTTTTCAAACCTTGAATTATCAGTGGTAGCGTACGAAACAATCCCCGCAGAATCATTGTTGGTGAATGCCGTGTACGATGCCTTGGTATCCATTTATGGCGCGGAGAATGTGGAACAAATAACCATCTAATCGTTTTATTAAGACATGGCAGCAATTAAAAAACCCAATGCCCTACCCGTGTCGTTTGACCAATTTCGCAAAAACCCAATTGCTGCCGTTGCTTTTTGTATGCTTTTGGCCGTTTCTTATCTTTACTTTGACCTTCGTTCGGGCTATAAAGAACAGATTGAAAAGGCAAACCAAAAGATAGAAGCGTTGGATGTTAAGATTGACAAACTCACATACGCCCTTAAAAAGTCCGATTCGTGTTTGGCTGCAACGATGACCGAAATTCGCATCATGCAAACAATGAAAAAACTATGAAAAACCTTTTAATCGTATTTAGTGCATTGTTTATCACTGGTTATGTGTTCACAATTGCCCACGCTAAACAAAGCCCACAGATTGACGAAATAGACGCGTTGCTTAACAAGGTATCAAAAAACATTCAAAGTGCGGGAGAAGCCACCAAAATGGCTCAAACGATGAACGCGGAGATGGTTGAATCAAAGGTTGCGGAAAAAGAAGCGTTGAAAGCGGATGTTGCCAAGGCACAAGCCAAGGCGGAAAAGTATGCAAAGACCATGATGTTTATGGGAATTGATACGGCAGACATGGACACGATAAGTTTGAACAATATGCTAAAACTAAACGGATTGTAATGGCAACCAAAAGCAACACCACAACATTTCGTGTAAAGCCCAAGAAGAAGTTGGGCAGACATACGAAGCACATCAATAAACACAAATCAAAAAAGCCCAGTGTGGGACAAGGATAATGGACAAATTCAAATCAAATGTAACGGGCATTGTAGCCATCCTAATTTTGGCATTGAGTTATGCCATTCTATTTTCAATTATCTTTTGGGATTTCCCAACGGATCAAAAGGACATTTATTTTACCATTGCGGGTGGGGTTACATCCATCGTTACTATGGTAGTATCATTCTATTTTGGCGCATCAAAGAAACAAGATGAAAATTAAACAAGTACCATTCAGAGCATACAATCGTGAAGCGGTTAAAAAGACCCAGGTGTATTTACACCACACGGCGGGAAACGGAAGCGGTGAACAAACCTTTGCATATTGGGAAAAGGTTGCCAACAAGGTTGCAACTTGTGTTGCCATCTCAACTGATGGCACAATCGTACAAGGGTTTGGAAGTGAGTATTGGGCGTACCATTTAGGGCTTGGCACAAAGCATTTCATGGGGCATGGTTGCCCGTACCTACCTTTGGATAGAACATCCATTGGTATTGAGGTTTGCAATTGGGGGCCAATCACCAAAAAAGGCACAAAGTTTTACAACTATGTGGGTGGAGAAATACCCGCAGACCAAGTGACGGAACTTCCAACGGCCTACAAAGGATACAAGTTATGGCATAAGTACACAGACGAACAGATTCAATCGGTGAAGGACTTGTTGATTCTGTGGAATGAAAAGTACGGCATCGATTTAACCTACAATGAGGATATTTGGGTAGTAACCAAGCGTGCATTGAAGAACGAATCAGGTGTATTCACCCACAATTCAGTTCGTGCGGACAAAGCGGATGTGTATCCTTGCCCCCGTTTGATTGAAATGTTGAAGTCACTCACAAAGGAAAAGTAACCATTTACAAAGAAAGGGAGTAAAATCCCTTTTTTTATTTGTGTATATGTTTGGAATTTCAAATACCAAATGTATATTTGCATCATGAACATGACACTTAACATTTACGAATGCGTTTATCGCACAGAAAGCGGAAAAGAATTGTACACCAAAACATGGTATGCACCAACCTACGAACACGCCTTTCGCATGGCTGAAATTTATCGCACAGTCACTTTACACGATGCATTTGATTTTATATTAAAACGCATTTAATTTGGAATTGCAAATACTTTAACCTATTTTTGAAAAGACAAATAACATGGATATCATTTACTTAATCATCGGAACACCCATTGCATTTGCCATTGGTTATTCATGGCACTGCATCAAACGCAACAACAAGCGTTTTGAGAACACACAAGAAGCAACCCCCTACCAGTTTGAAAAGGATGAATACATCCCCGAATTCAATGAGTTCACTCAAATGTTGGTTCAGCGCAGAATGTATAAAGGCAAATCAAAATGATAGAAACACTTTGGATCACGCAAAAGCAATTGGATAAGATGAAAGATTACATCATCCAATACAGAAAGCCATGGAGTGTGGATGCCAAACTCATGCACGATGACCACATGATATTGTGGGAAGTAACCATTGAAGGGCAAATGACATACTCCGAAGCATTTCACTTTGGTATGACGATAGAGGGAACTATATGACACTCTATTTTAGAACCCTTTTTGAATTGGATGCGGTTGAAACCATTTTACAACGCAGAACATACAAGAACATTAACATCATCGAAAAGCATTACCAAAACAACGGCACTTATTCCATAACCTTTGAAGGGCATGAGGATTGGCAGTTGTTCACACTCGGACAAGCACATCAAATTATCATCATAAATGACAACACACGAAGCACTAACACAAGTATTTAACAAAAGCAACAAAGAGTTGGCCGAGTTATTACACGCCAATTACGCAACAGTTACCACATGGAAATTCCAATTCAAACGAAACGGCCTTTCAATGGAAAAACAATTTGAGATTCTCACAAAACTAAACTACCAATTAAAAAACAAAATAGTATGGAACAACAAAAAAGAAGCGCAGTAACCAATGTAACTGCCAACGGAACTTACAATGGTCAGTACGGCACATTGTACAAATTTGAAATCACCTTTGCCAATGGCGATTCGGGTGAGTATGCATCCAAAAGTGCGGATCAAACCAAATTCAAAGTGGGTGTGGAAACCGATTACACCATCACATCCAAGGAATTCAAAGACCGCATCTATTACAAGATTGCACCCGTGATGGCACAACCAGGTGCGCAAGGTGGATTTACCGCCAAACCAAAGGACCCAGAAACGGACAAACGCATTACCCGTATGAGTGTGTTGAAAGTGGCGGGTGATTTAGTCATCAATGGTGACATCAAGTTACACGAAATACTTGCCTACGCCCAAGTGTTTGAAAAGTTCGTGGTGGATGGTCAAGACACCTTGGCACAATTAAAACCAGTTTCACACGATGATTTACCATTTTAACCATTATGACAAATAACGATATGACACAACAACAATTATTCAACCAATTCACACCGAGTGATTTGGAAACCTTGAAAAAGGCGATGGAAATCCTGGGCAAGTTATTCCCAAATGAAAAACCAAAACAAAACCGAGGTTGGAGGGTTCGCCAATCAACACGGGATTTCATGGATGATTTGCAAAGGTTTTACGGAAACCAATGGATTCACAGATACGATGATGAACTATTGAATCTTTGCAAAAAGTACAATGTTCACGAACTGCGAAATTGGATCCGTATGTATGACCAGGCGGGATTGATTGAAGTGGTAAGGGTTCAAAATGCAAACAAGAACATCGTTAAATTTAGGTTTGTATGAAAAAAATGATTGAGCAACTATCGGACACGATGTTGGAAGTAGGGGGTGGAAATTACTGCCCCCTACAATTCCACATTGAATTGAAAGAATTGGCGGATACCATCAAGAACTTTCAGGACCAAGTAAAACCCCTTGCATTGACCGAAGCGGGTAAATGGCACGGACAAGTGTACCAAGGATACGAAATCACACGCAAGGCGGGTGGAGGTCGGTATAATTATGACCACATCCCACAAGTGATGGAATTGCGGGCAGAGTTAAAGGAACGCGAAAAACTGCACCAACACGCCTACAAACAAATGAACCTGGGTATTTTCTTGAACGAACAAACGGGGGAAGTTTACGAACCCGCCCAGTACCTTCAAAATGAGGACACTATAATGTTAAAAGCGGTAAAATGACAAATCAAAAACCTTGGGACAAAAACAAAACATGCAGATTTTCTTTACGCATGACGGAATGGCAAAAAGCACATTTACATCAAATTGCATTTTTACAAAACAAACCAGTTTCAACAATCGTAATTGATGCGCTAACCCAATACGATTCGGGATTTAATCAAAAAAGGGTTAACCCGTATGAATTAACACGCGAATTAGAATTGTTAATATCATTAATGAATATCGCGGAAAACAATCCTGATCCAGAGCCAAGCGTGGTTATTAGGGATGTCATTCAGTTTATTATTCAAAAATGGGATATTGACATGGAACACCCAGTTACAATCGCCATATGTAATCAACATTACAAGCCGATTCATCCAAAACAACCAACGATGGAGGTAATCAACATTACAAGCCGATTCATCCAAAACAACCAACGATGGAGGTAATCAAATGAAACAAGCCATTAGAACGACTTTAATTGTATGGGTGGTGTATGTGTGCATTTCATTCATTTTAGGCGATTACAACGCGTTAAAATGGACACAAGACCAAAGGTTGGCAATGGTAATGATTTCCATGATTGTTTATGGAATCACTTATTACATCGAAAAAGAAGAAAACATCTACAAATGAGAAACATCATCATTGTATTTTTAACCATCATTAGCGGTTTGACTTATGGATGGTGCATTGTAAAGTATCCACAGACCGCACAAATCATTGCGGGTGGTATTGGATTCGGATTTCTATTTTTAGCAATGGTGGCCTTGTATGAAACAAAAAATGGGGGGCATCGGCATCCCCCCACTAATCCCATGAAATGACAAATAACAAGAACGGATTGTTGCAAAGATAATCTTTTTTTGTATATTTGTTGCGTTAACTGGTATGTAGAAGATACCGAAAGTTAAACCACTTTTATCCCTGTTGAATTGCGTGTGCTTCTACCACCGCCGTTTGATGGGGATTTTTTTTATGCAAAATACATACACAACACAAACCACAGTAAACAAAAACATTTGCACGATTGCAGTTTACATGAATCACACATGGTGGCACGATTACGAATTCCACACGGATGATTTGTACATGATTAAAGGCCGAAACATTCTAATTGAAATTTCGTCTAAAAATTGGGGAACGCCTGAAAACATCCAAGAAATTCACAACTCTATTTTGAAACACCTTTTATCTAAATGAGATGTCAAAAGATCCTGCATTCCTATTTTATTCAAGTGACTTTTTAACTGGCACGATGTTCATGGACAATGAACAAGTTGGAAAGTTTATTCGCTTGATATGCGCCCAACACCAAAAAGGTAGATTAACTGAAAAAGATATGTTAAAGATATGTGGCACACATGACGAAGATATATTTGAAAAGTTTGCTTTGGACGGGGCGGGGCTTTATTACAATGAAAGGTTAGAACAAGAAGTTGAAAAACGAAAGGCATATTCTGAATCAAGGCGTAATAACCGTAAAAAGAAAGAAGATATGTTAATCACATCTAAAACATATGTTCTACATATGGAAAATGAAAATGAAAATGAAATTAAAGTTATAAATGATAAAGTAGATACTAATGAAATTAAAGAACAATTTGAAAAAGTTTGGGTTGATTACACCAAGGTTGGACCAAAGAAAGTGGCGTTTGAGCGATTTAAGAAATTAACGGAAGTTAATCGTTTGCACATTATCAACCATGTGCCAAGATACATCCAATCACACCGTGATGCGCAAAAAATGGATTTCATACCACACTTTGCAACATACATCACACAACAACGATGGGAGGACGAAATGCCTTACCAACCGAAAATTGTTGAACCCGTACCAACAAAACCAATAAAATACTTTAATATCGAAGATTATGACAAATGACATTGAGGAATATGTGTTAGGACAATTGTTGTTCTATCCACAGACACGGGCTTTATTACCCCGTATGAAAGCGGATTGGTTTGAAACTTTATTGTATCGCAAAGCCATACGCAACATGATTACCAATTATCATGCAAATGAACCCGTGGATTACATAACCACCACGGAAGGTATGACGGGAAAGGAAAGGGTACAAATCATTGAAATTGGGCAGAATGTTCACGATGTGGCCAATATAAGCCAGTACATCCCCAAGTTGGAACAAAAGTATTTGCACAAACAATTCATCGAACGATTGGGCAAGTTAGATTTAACCAAGGGTTTGAAGGAATTGATGGATGACACCCAAACGATTATTGAATCAACAAGGTTTACAACCATTAACGACCCTGAATCCATCCACAAGATAAGTGCAAGGGCATTGGATAACATCACGGATGCAATTGCAAGGGGTGAGCGGATCACGGGCAAAGCAACTGGGTGGGCTTCATTGGATAGAATTTTAGGAGGTTGGAACGCGGGTGATTTGATTGTGATGGCTGCAAGACCTGGAATGGGTAAAACGGCCTTGGCGTTATCACTGATTTACGAATTTTCAAAGTTGGGTGGGAAAAGTTTGATTATCAGTTTGGAAATGAGTTCCGAACAATTGGTAAAAAGATACTTTTCACTGATTACCGACATCATGAATTACAAGATTCGCAACGCATCGTTGAACCAATACGAAGTGGAAAAACTTTGCCATGCGGTCAATAATAGTGATGTTGAATTTTATGTGGACCAAGAACCAAACGCATCCATCCAACAATTGAAATCTAAAGCCAAAGTACACAAAGCCAAACACGGGTTGGAACTTTTGGTAATTGATTACATCCAGTTGATGACGGGTTCAAAACAAAACCGAGAACAAGAAATTGCGGAAATTTCAAGGGGTTTGAAATTGTTGGCAAAGGAATTGAACATCACAATCATTGTGTTGGCACAGTTATCCCGTAAACCCGAAGAACGCACGGACAAACGCCCATTGTTATCAGACATTCGGGAATCAGGATCAATTGAACAAGATGCCGATGTGGTGATGTTTCCATTCCGCCCAGCCAAATATGAAGATGTACAACCCGAAATTGAGGATGCGGAATTGATTATTTCAAAGAATAGACATGGTGAGTGCGCCACCATCCAAACCACATACATTGGAAATCGGACACTTTACAAAGAAAATTTGATACCGAAACAATTTTAATAATAAAATATATATATTTGTAGGGACAAATGAAACAAGAAACAAGAACGGTGGTTATTGAGTTGTTAACGCAATACCCCACATTTAGAGATTCGGACGAACAATTGGTTGCATGGATTTGGGGTTTAGAAATGAACGCCAAAGGTTATTCAACTGGGAATCTTCCAACACAAAAATTTTTACGCATTTTGGCGGATGGGCAATTAACATCAAGTGATTCCATTACACGGATGCGAAGAAAGGCACAAGAAGAACACCCCGAATTGCGTGGTGCTAAATACAACCAACGCCAAGACAGACAATCATCAGTTAAAAAGGATTTGGGCTATGGACAATAAAACGGCAGTGGAGTGGTTGCAATCCATTGAACTTGAAAGAGATTTAACCCTTGCAGATTGGAAACAAGCCAAAGAAATGGAGAAGGAACAAATTGCCAAAGCGTTTGATGATGGTGATTACAATTATCACTATTCACGCAAAACGGGAAATGATTTTGAAGATGGAAAAGAATACTTTAACGAAGTTTACGGATGATTAAAATAGTGGTACACGATAAGCAATGGTTCATTGACCGCATTGGAAAAAGGATTTACAGAGAAAAAAATGTCTGTAATTGCGAAGTGTGTACCACAGTTCACAAAGAAGGATTAATCATCACCGATGAGCAACACGCCAATTATTTATACGATTGTCAAGAATTAGATTTAATTTACTATGAAAACACCAATAGAAAGATTCGTTGAGTGGTTGGAAGAAAACCACCCCACCGCAGTACCAGGACCCGAAGTGATTCACCACCTGAAACGATTAGAACAAATGGACCAACAAATGGCATACAATGCGGGTTTCACAAAAGCCAAGTCATTGTACCTTGATGCAGAATGAAACATCTTGAAAGCCGTTTACAAGTCAACTGCGTTAAGTGGTTTCGGTTGGCATACCGCCAATGGGCAAACTATTTGATTCATGTTCCCAACGGAGGATCACGCGATTTGCGAACGGCTCAAAGATTAAAAGCCGAAGGAGTATTGCCAGGGGTGGCCGACCTTGTGTTATTCATCCCCAACAAAACACACCACGGGTTATTCATCGAACTTAAAATCAAACCAAACAAGCAAAGCACACACCAAAAGGACTGGGAAAAGTTAGTCACTGCAATGAATTACCATTATGTGGTTGTATATTCGTTTGACGATTTCAAATTACAAATAGAAGCATACATTGGTAACACTTGAAGCCATAGCGAAAAGGCACAACGAATGGTTGAAGATTGCCAAATACCTTGGTGCAACGGGTGACGAATCGGATGACATGGTACAATCAATGTATCTCAAACTTGCAGAAATACAATTGGCGGAAGGAAATTTCACACGGCTAACAAACCACCACGGAACAATCAATACCATTTATCTTTTCAAAATGCTTCACAATGCGTTTATGGACATCAAACGAAGCCAAAAGAACACAATACCCCACCAAGACCATTTTGTCCCCGTAGAAAGCCCCGAAATGGCTGAAATGGCACATTCTGATTTGATGGGTGAGGTGAAGAACGCAATTGATGAACTCCGTGACTATGACCAAATGTTATTGGAACTCCATTTTGTGTATGGGCATAGCATGAGGGAGATAGAAAAACGCACGGGGATTCCAACACATTCGGTGTTTAACTCCATCAAGAACGCCAAACAATTTATCAAACAAAGGACACAAAACAAATACAAGATATATGCAGAAGAAAAAAGACACACGGAAACAGTTTACCGAATCACGACCATCCATCGGACTGGGGGATACGATTCAGAAGGTAACGAAAGCCACGGGGATTGAATTTTTAACCAAGTTTGTGGCAGGGGAAGATTGCGGATGCGATGCCCGTAAACACAAATTGAACAAGATATTCCCAAACCGCAAACCATTGTGCATGACGGAGGGGGAATACGATTGGTTTACACATTTCAAATCAGTAAATTCCACCACCTTATCACCGATGGAAGCGGACCACCTATCCAAAATGTGGTCAAGGATATTCCAAAGCAAAAGAATTTACAAGCCGTGCAGTTGCAACCCAAAGGCATGGCAAACAATGATAAATGAGTTAACCCAGGTTTATGAAACTTACGAGAAACCTTTGTGATTGTTGCGATAACAATAAAGAATCAACCAAAGAATTAATCAACGAAACGGGGCCAATGATTGAACCCAACCAAATTTATATGTGTACAAAATGCAGAATACAATTTCAAGACCGATCAAAATGGGGCGAATGGTTAAACGCCGTCAAATCCTTGCTAAACAGTACGCAATAATGATTTTACGCGATGACATGGGTAAGACATGGGAACAAATTGGCGAAATTATGGAAATGTGTGGATCGTGGTGTAGAACATTATACAATAGGACAATAGAAGATGAAGCCGTGGACAAAAATTTATTTGAAACACTTTGGGTATGATACAACCGATTGGATTCCATGTGAAGTGCCAAACTGCGGGAAACAATGTATTGATGTTCACCACCTTATCCCCAGGTCACGCGGGGGCAAAGACAATATCGAAAACCTTATGGGATTGTGTCGGGATTGCCACCACGAAGTTCACTTTGGAACAAAATTAAAAAACGAATATCTAATCACAGTACACCAAATAAAAATGAACAAATGAATATAGAATGGGTAAAAACAACGGACATTCATGCGAATGAAAACAATCCCAGAATTTTGAAGGATGACAAATTCAAGAAGTTAGTACAATCAATTAAGGATTTTCCCGAAATGTTGGAGATACGCCCCATTGTGGTAAACAATGAAATGATGGTGTTGGGTGGCAACATGAGATTGAAGGCCATTCAAGAAATCGGATTGAAAGAAATCCCCATCATCAAAGCGGAAAACCTCACCGAGGAACAAGAACGGGAATTTTTGATAAAAGACAATGTTGGATTTGGTGAATGGGATTGGGATGCATTGGCAAACGATTGGAACCCAGAGGAATTGAATCAATGGGGGTTGGATGTGCCAAACATTGATGATATCACAGAAACCAAAGACATACCCGATGTTGGCGAAGTTCAATTTAGTGAGGAATTGTTGTTGGAACACAATTACATCGTTTTGTATTTTGACAATGCCATGGATTGGGAGGTAGCCCAAGAATTATATGGGTTGAATAAGACAAAACACCATGTGAAAATGAAAGGTCAAAGTATCGGGATTGGTAGGGTAATAAACGGTAAGAATTTTATATGATAAATGTAATAATACCTTCGTACAAAAGAAGTCACGACCTTAAAGGAAAGGATTATTTTGTTATGGCCAAGTATTGTGTACCCGAAAGCCAGAAACACGAGTATATTGAAATTTTAGGGATTGATAGAGTAATTACAATACCAGACGATGAGGATGGAAACATTGTAAATAAAAGAAATTGGATATTGAAAAACATTCCAAGACCGTTAATAATGATTGATGATGATGTTAAAGAAATTTGTTATTTTCAGTCAAAAGAAAATATCCCAATTAAATACACATTGTCAAAAAAATTATTGAATGAGTTTTTTGAAAATTCTTTTGGTTTGTGTAAAGAATTAAATTGTAAAATGTGGGGGATTAATCAAAATACAGATCCCTTAGCATACAAACAATATAGCCCATTTAACTTATCAAAAATTATTTTAGGCCCATTCCAAGGGCATTTGGAACACGATTTGACATTTGATATTCAAATGGGTACAAAAGACGATTACGATATGGCGTTACAACACCTAAGAACATACAAAAAAGTATTAAGATTAAATAAATTTTCATACGAATGTGAACATGGAGATAACAAGGGGGGAATTGTATCGTATCGAAGTAAGGATAAAGAAATCGAGTATTGCAAACGCATCATGTTAAAATGGGGGAAAAAGATAATTTCGTATCAGTTACCACCACGAAAAATGACCGATTTGTTAAACGCAAAAAAAGTAAACATCCCAATAAAAGGAATATGAAAGCATGGAGAACCCCCCAAAGAATTTTACCCGTTGAGGAAATACCCGTATTGGCAATTGCAAACCGAATGATGCCATTTGTGGCCGTGTACTTTGATGGTGAATGGCATTGTTACCACACCAACCAAAGATTGAATGTTTTGTATTGGATGCCAATACCATTGACACCCGAAGAATGATATGTAAATGATATGTAATTATGGCAAATAAAGATTATTTGAAACCCGTACAACCTGGGGAGATAAGAAACCCCAACGGAAAACCGAAAGGTACAAAGAACCGAAGTACCATAGCCCGTAAATGGTTGGAGGTAATGCAAGACACCAAAAACCCCATCACGGGAGAATTAGAAAAATTATCCCAAGAAGATTTGATAACCCTTGCAATGATACACAAGGCAAGGAAGGGGGATGTGGGTGCATACAAACAATTGATGGATTCGGGATTTGGTATGCCTACCCAACAAATTGATGTTACAACGGAAAAGCCAATTTTTAACGGAATCAATTTAGATGTTGCAACAAACGACCGCACAAATCAAGATAGCGAAACTCCGTAAACGGATTCGCATTGTGAGGGGTGGAACATCCAGTTCAAAAACCTTCTCCATCATTCCAATGCTTATCACATACGCGGTGCAAAATCCGAAGTGTGAAATAAGTGTGGTATCGGAAACCATCCCCCACCTTCGGAGGGGTGCTATCCGTGACTTCCTCAAAATCATGGAAATGGTTGGGATGTTTGACCCGTTAAAATGGAACAAGTCATCATGGACCTACAAGTTCAGCAACGAAAGTTACATTGAATTCTTTTCTGCGGATCAACCCCAAAAGTTGAGGGGTGCAAGGCGTGATGTTCTATTTGTAAACGAGTGCAACAACATAGATTGGGAATCGTACTACCAAATGGCAATCCGTACCCGTAAATTCATCTATTTGGATTACAACCCAGTGGCGGAGTTTTGGGTAGATAGCGAATTGGTAAACGACCCTGATGCGGAAATGATTGTACTTACCTACAAAGACAACGAAGCGTTGGATAAATCCATTGTGGCGGAAATTGAAAAGGCACGGGATAGGGCAGAAACAAGCAACTATTGGCGTAATTGGTGGAAAGTATTCGGGCTTGGTGAGATTGGAAACCTACAAGGGGTTATCTTTTCAAATTGGCAAACCATAGACAAGATTCCCGAAGATGCAAGGTTGCTTGGTTGTGGGGTGGATTTCGGTTATACAAACGACCCTACGGCAATTGTGGCCGTATATGAATACAATGGACAACGAATCGTTGATGAGGTCGCATATCGCACGGGAATGCTTAATTCGGACATTGCAAAGGCATTACCCAACTTTGTGCCAGTGTATGCGGATAGTGCAGAACCAAAATCAATTGATGAAATACGCAGATACGGCATCAGAATCAAGGGCGTGACCAAAGGAAAGGATTCCATCAACTACGGAATTCAAATCATGCAATCACAATCGTATTTGGTTACATCCACATCCACAAACCTAATTAAAGAACTGCGCAACTATTGTTGGGATACGGATGCCCAAGGGCGTACAATGAACACACCAACGGGTACAGACCACGGAATTGACAGTTGGAGGTATCACGAAATGATGGCACTTGGGATCCGTGGGAACTATGGTCAATATGATATTAGATAAATAAATTGTTTATTTCGTGTGGGTTTCGTATATTTGCAAAGACAAATAATGAGGCACGGTAGTTTATTTTCGGGAATTGGTGGGTTTGACTTGGCATCCGAATGGATGGGATGGGAGAATGTTTTCCATTGTGAGTGGAATGAATTCGGTAAAAAAGTATTGAAATACCATTTCCCAAATGCCGATTCTTATGGCGACATAACACAAACGGATTTTACAAAATATGCAAACAGAATTGATATTCTCACGGGTGGATTCCCTTGCCAACCATTCAGCAACGCGGGACAACGCAAAGGAACGGAGGATGAACGCTACTTGTGGGGCGAGATGCTTCGAGCAATACAAGAAATTAAACCCAAATATGTCGTTGCGGAAAATGTCTTTGGTATCACGACTATTGATGGCGGATTGGTATTCAACCAGGTGTGCGTTGACTTGGAAAATGAAGGGTACGAAGTTCAACCGTTTATTATTGGTGCTGCAAGTAAAAACGCACCGCACAGAAGGGAAAGGTGTTGGTTTATTGCCCACTCCAAATTCAAGTCCAAGGGAAGTGACCGAGGAACAAACGATGAAGCGCAAGGAGATTTACGGAGGGGAAACACGGGCGATGTACTTGGAACATTTTGCAGCGATGGGAATGTTGCCGACACCGATGGCATCGGATTGCGGGGAAAAGGTGACGGGCTTGGAAAATCAGGATTCGTTGACAAAACGAGCAAGGGAAACGACTGGATCCATTTCCCAACTGAACCCCCGATTTGTAGCGGAGATGATGGGTTTTCCAACGAATTGGACGGAATTACCATTTCAAAGTGGAAAAAAGAATCACTAAAAGCATACGGAAACGCAATTGTGCCACAAGTGGCATATGAGATATTCAAAGCAATAAAAATGACAAATGGAAATTAAAGATTATCGTTACTCAAACGAATTAAGAACAAAGGCAAAGGCATTGCCAATGTATGAGGAATTCATCAAACTGGTTGATGATGACAAAAAGGTACAAAAGTACAACA